GTCTCGGTCTGACGTTATCCATAGACGAGCGACCGGCAAACGCCGCGCCGTTACCGGCGGCAACGCCACCAGAGGGGTAAGATGAAATTCCTGATACACCAACCACAGACGAACCTGCGTAAGATGCAAGGGCCAGCGGCGGCAGAGGTGCCGTCACGGGTTCAGACGGGAGTTGGGATTATCCCGATAGTTGGGGTATTGTCGCCGCGCTCAGACGGTTGGTTTGAAATGGGTTCTACGTATGAGCAAATCAGCGCCGCGCTCGAAAGGTTCAACGCTGAACCGGCTATTACGAAAATCGTTCTGGACGTAGACTCCTGCGGCGGTTCGGCTGATGGAGTTTTTGAGCTTGCCGAGAAAATCCGCGAAAGTCAAAAGCCTGTCATTGCTTATGGGCGCGGGCTTGTCGCGAGTGCCGCATATCTACTGTTTGCGGCGGCGCACGTCCGCATTGCTCATCGCTCTACGTTTCTCGGTTCGGTGGGGGCGTATGAGTGTCATTACATTGGCGACACCGGCGAGATTAAATACATCGTTTCTTCTCAAAGCCCAAAGAAGGTGCCCGACCCTTCTACTCCTGACGGCGAGGCAGTCATTCAGGCGCGGGTTGACGCGCTCGCAGAAATGTTTATCGGTGACCTCGCAACCTATTTTAACAGCACACCTGAAAAGGTTTTGGCTGATTTCGGTGGCGGTGAGATTATGTTAGCCACCGCAGCGCAGCGGGCAGGCATGGTTGACATTGTAGGGAATTTCAAAACTGCGTTGGCGGCAGAAAAAACTTTCGTAAATGTGGTTGACGGAACGAGTGGCGCAGGCTATCCGCCAAACACACGCAGCGCGGCAGCATTGTTGAGCGCAAGGGGTAAACGAATGGCAAGAAAAATGGCATTAGTCATTACAGACGACGCGAACGTCACAGAGGGCGCGGAGTCTTTCGAGGTCACTAAGGAATCAATCAAAGAAAAGTTTCCTGAGGTGTACGAAGCAATCCAAAAAGACGCAATGGACGCCGCAGCAAAAGCAGCCGAAGAAGTCGAAGCGGTTGCAGAGTCTGCTGACGAATCAAATCCGGCAGAAAAAGAAATGGTAGCGCAGGCGCGCGCCGGCAAGATGTCAGCCACAGAGCTGGCGGTAAAGCTGGTAGCTGAGAAAAAACGCTACATGTCGAGCGATGCTTTCAAGCTCGCACAAATGGGCGCACGTCGCCAAGCCGATCAACCGGCGGTCATCACCGCAAGCGCGGGCGATACAAACCAAAAAAAGAACCCATTCCTTAAAGTTTTGGGCAAAGGCGGTAAATAATGGCGAATGCAGAAACAGGCACAGTCGAGTACGATAACCTTTTACTCGGCGATGTGCAGGCGCTGAGCGATACACGAACGCTCGAAAGCGGCAGCGTAACGCGCGGCCAGATTCTCAAACTCGGCACGGGTGCAAAGGTCGTGGCGTTTGATGAATACGACGCAGCGACAGACGCACATGCGATTTGCGCGGTGGATGCCGACGCAACCGGCGGCGAGGTGCCTGTGCGTATCTATACGTTCGGCCAATTCTCTGCCGATGTGGTCGCAGAAGAAACCGGCGTCGAGATCGATGACGCACTGAAAAATGCCCTGTGGGCGCGTGGTCTGCATGTTCGCGAGACCACGGTTCTCGAATAAGGAGTAAAACAAGATGCCAAATCTTTTAGACCAAACAAACTTTCGTTCGCTTGCTGAGAGCGTCGAAATACTGAAAGAGCCAAACGGCTTTATCGGTAAAATGTGCTTTCCGCGAATCGAAGAATTTGCGACGAGTTCGGTGGACTTCGACGTCTTCGAGCAAAGCCGCAAGGTTTTGCCGTATGTCGCCCGTCAGGTTGAGGGGCCGTATGTCGCAAAGCAGGGCTTTTCAACGAACACAGTAACGCCGCCTTACCTCAAGCCAAAGTTCAACGTCACGGCAAGCGACGTCGAAAAACGCTTGGCAGGCCGCCCGCTGTACATCGACAACGGCAACGACCTTTCGGACGAGTTCGCAGAGTATCTGTCAAAGCGCATTTACAACGAGCTTGAAATTCTCATCCGCCGCACGATTATGACACAGCAAGCCGATGCTGCTAAAAATGGCGCGGTGACTGCGTACAACGCGGCGGGCGGTGTTGAATACACTGTCAATTACCAGCGCGATGCGTCGCTAAATGCAACCGGCGTAACTGCTTTCACGGCTGACCCGCTCGCTCTGATGCGCGCACGTTCGGCCCTGATTTCAAAGTTTACCGGCCTTCGCGGTGCGCATGTGGTTCTCGGTGCGACTGCGCTCGATGACTTTCGTGTCCATGCAAAGGTGACTGCCGCCCTGTCGAAAGACTGGTCGTCTCGCGGTCAACTCGGCTACACTCCTGAAAGCCTCGGCGCTGCATGGGTTGGCGTTGCTGACGGTATCAATTACTGGTATCTTGAAGATTGGTACGTCGATTCAACCGGCGCTACTGTGCCTGTGGTCGGTGACAAATACGCTCTGATGTTCGCAGAGGGTGCGGGCGCGATGTATTACGGCGGTCTTGAACTGCTCGAAGGCCGTCGCGGTGCGCGCGGTCTGAAAACATGGGCCGGCAACGACCCAGACGGTCAGGTCATTCAGATGCACTCGGCACCGCTCGCAGTGACAACCCACCGTAACGGCTTCGCTTACTTTCAGGTGATTGCCTAAGTGAGCGATTTCGACGACGAGTTGGAATCAATGATTGAGGGCGAGCACTCTGAGGCCGCCCAAATCGTTTACATTGACGAGTACGGTGTGACGCCGCTCGACGAGGTAAGATTGATTTTTGACTCGTCGTCTATTATCGTCGGGAATAACGGCGACGCGGTTCTGTCCGATACGCCTGTGGTTTTGGTTCTGCTCGACAAGATCGAGGCATTGATCGGCGAAACGCTGACAGATGCTTTCGGTTTTGAGATTCGCGGCAAGACTTACCCGGTGCGCGATGTAAACCCGAAGGACGCGCACGGGATGGCCCGTGTAGAGCTGAGGCGGGCGCTTGACTAAGGGTCAAGAAATTATAGAAGCTGTCATTGCCAGAATCACAGGCAAGGGCGGACTTGAAAATGTCTATGATTCCAGAGTGCTGCCGAGCGCGCGAACTGCCAAACTTTATGCGGTGGTGAGCGAGACCGGCGATCAGGTTCAGTACGGGCCGGGCCAGTCAAGGACACCGATGCAGGTTTCGACAGGCATCACGGTTGCTTTGGTTGCCGTGGGTGGAGACACGCAAGAGCACCGCGACGAGATAGCGGTGACGAATTTACGGGCCGCACAGGAAGCGGTAGAGGGTGAGCTGGTAAAGCGATATGAAACCCTTGATGGACTTATTGAAAGGTTGGACTTTTCCGGGTCGTCTCTGACGCCGCGCGGCGATGGCGACCTTGTAAGCATTGTTCGAGAAATACGATTCAGCGCGATATGGATGCGCGTTTTAGGAGAATAAAAAATGGCAAAACAAGCATGGTTCGGCGGTGCGTCGAATTTCACAATCGGGCAATCAGACATCGCTGTTAAGCGCGTGACTGTGAGTTCATGGGACGTTGACACCGACTGGAAAACACTCGGACGCGTTGACCATATCAATTTCAACGAAATGTATACGTGGGGGCCGATGAAGTCTCTGCAAACCGGCGACGATGAGGCAAACGCCCAAATCATCGGGCAGTCTACGAATATCGAGGTTGGCCTCGTCGAGATGTACGGCGAAGTTTTCGAGCAGATTTGGCCGGGCGCGGTAGTCAAGCGCGACGGTTCGGACGTGGTGCGCATCTATTCAAAGAAAATGCATGGCATCCGCCTTACCGACCTGCTCATGTGGGTGCGTATCACGAAGTACAAACAGGGCGCACCGTCAACCGACGTTCTCGACACTATTTACTGCCTCGCGGCCCCGCGCCTTGAGAGCGGCGAAATCAATTCGGATTTGTCACAACAGGTTATCACGCTGCCAATGAAGGGCTATATCGCAAGCGAAGATTATGTGACACCGGCAGTCACCGACGCTGACGATGAATATGACACCCCGCTTTCATTCTGGACAGCGGAGATCGTGTAAATGCGCGCTGAGCTGATACTCTCAGACTCAGGCCGTCGCGGGGCTGAAATCCTTTGCGACGGCATCGGAGAGGTGACTATCTGGAAAAAGAAAGTCACCCGCGATTCGGCTGACGCGTTCGATGAGCAATTGCAAAAGCTGACATCTGAGATTCGCAAGATTTCGGCGAAGCTGCAAAAAGTAAAGGGCGTGGATGAAAAGAAGCGCCTTTCTTCTCAGCTCTTCGACGTGAACGCAGAGTTCATTTGCGCGCGCGTCGATGGCCTCACCCCTGAGATGCTGAGAGTCATCGACGTTACAGACATCGCCGAAATAAGTATGCTGGCAAATCGTCTTTACGAGAACGATTTCGCCGCTAAAAAAAACGAGTAAAATTCTGGATTGAGGTTTTGCAGGTGTGTTCAGTGAGTCTGACAGAGTTCGACGCACTGGACATTCTTGACAGCGAGGCGGTATTGACTGCTTCGCGAATTATCCAATCAGAGAAGCGTTCAGAGAATTTGCACCAACGGGCTTTAGTCGCTGCGCTCAATAAGCACAGCGCGGCGGCTGTCAATCGTGCAATCAAAGCAGAGAAAAATTATCGTGACAGCCTGAATGGCGGCACAGAAAGGATTAACACTCCGGCGGGTAAGGTGATAATTCACTAATGGTTAACGAGATTAAATCAGTCTTAACCCTCGATGACGTTGACTTTAAGAAAAAGTTAACGGACAACGAAAAGTCTGTCTTGAAGTTCTCTGCGGCAGTTGCGACGATTGGCGCGGCGGCTACTGCGGCGGCAGTTGCTACGGCCTCATGGCAGGATAAAACCGGGAAACTCGCGCAAAGCGCCGGGGTTTCGGTTTCTGCATTTTCCAAAATGGCGGTAGCGGCTGAGAAGTCGAACGTATCGCAAGAAGAACTGTCGAAAACACTGGCAAAAATATCGTCCGGTTCTCCAGAAGTCGCCAAAAAGCTACAGGCTATCGGCGTTAGTTTTACTGACGCAAGCGGCAAGGCTAAGACGTCAACGCAGGTATTTTCAGAAGTGGCCGACAAGGTTGCAAAAGCAGGCTCAACTGCAGAGCAATCGGCTATTGCTGTACGTGCGTTTGGTGATGAGGGTGCGGCGCTTGTGCCAATGCTTGCAAGCGGAGCGCGCGGGCTAGACGAGGCGGCATCCGCAGCTACAAAATATGGTTCGGTAGTATCTGAGCAAGCAGCAGAGGCAGCGGCAAAATTTAACGACGACTTAGCCGATACAAAAAACGCATTGAAAGGGCTCACGTCAGCAATTGGTGAGTCTATAATCGCATGGGTTAACCAAGGCGGAATAATGGACACCGTCAGGGATAAGCTCGCAGAGGCTACGCAATGGTGGCGAGGGTTGTCCGATACAACGAAAAATATAATCGTTACCATTGGCGCAGTGGCAGTTGCATTTGCTGCTTTGGCCGCTGGCATTATCGCCTTTGCCGCAATGGCCCCGGCGTTGGGCGCGGCGTTCTCTGTGATGTTCGGGCCTGTGGGGTTGATAATCACAGCCGCAGCGGCGGCAGTCGGGGCAATAGCCTATTTAATGACCGCGCGCGAAAGCGCAATTAAGGTAGCTCAGCGCGAGCAAGAGCAGGCAAAGAAAAACTCGGCAGCGTGGGCAGACAATGAGCAATCGCTTTATAAACTTTCGAGACAGACAAAGCTAACGTCTACTGAGCAGGGGGAGCTTGAAAGAGTAAAAGAGGCCGTCAGGAAAAAGGCCGTCGAGTTAGGGCAGGCAATCAACGTAGAAGCTATGTCGATGCAAGACCTGATAAATAAGACGAAAGAATACAAGGCTCTCGAAAATGCTGAATATATTAAAGGGCTAATCAAAGAGACGAACGCGCTATCAGAATCGTACATGCAATCAAAAGTACGGCTTGAGGCCCTCGCCGTGCAGTATAAAAACGCGACGCCTGAACAGTACACAGCGGCCCTAAATAAAGAACTAAAGACTTACAACGGCATTAAGTCTGAGCTTGAGGCGGTCGGGCTTAAGTATCAGAAAATGAATGAGGTTAAGAAAGAGGCCATCGCAATAGCAACCTCAGCGGGAGCAAAGCAAAAGCCACCCGAAATTCTGTACCAGTCTGATGTACTAGCAGCATTTCAGGCGCGCGAGATTGCGGCTGAAAAGTATGCAGGCGCGACAAAAGAAGAAATAGAAAAGCTTGAAGATGCGCACCGCGAAGAGCAGCGGGCGGCGACCTCAAACGCTGAACAGGTCGGGATTGCGTACGCGAAGATGGCGCAATCGGCTATAAACGCAGTAGGCCCGGCAATTCAAGCCGCATCTATGGTTACAGACGCCATGTCAAAATCTGTGCAGTATGCGGCACGGGTTGCGGCGCGTGACTTAGATGTAATTTCAATTCGTACACAGCGGGCTTATGAGCAGCAAAAAGAGGCCATCGAGACAGAAAGCGCAGCGGCGATAGATAACATTACGAGCAGCTATGACGCGCGAATTTCAGCCGTAACAATGGGTGAAGCGTCCATAACAGCGGCTATAGAGATGGAGCGCAACAAGCGTTTACTCGCTGACGATGCCGAATACCAGGCAGCGGTTGAGGCTCTGCGGTTGCAGTTTGAGGCAAAGCGCGCGCTGATTGAGCAAAACTCTTTAGACATCGAGCAGCGCCGACTTAATGACGCGGTGGCAGAGCAGAGCTTTCAGCAGCAACTAGCCAACCTCGCGAGTGAGTTTGCAGGCAAGAAAGACAAGACGAACAAAGACGCCGACGCCAAGGCCACCGCACAGAAAAAGATTACTGACGAGCAAATTAAGAAGCTCGAAGCTGAAAAAAATGCGGCTTTAGAATTGTCAAAAAAGACCTCTGACGAGAAGCTAAAAGCCCTCGATGAGAAAAAAGCGGCAGACGATAAGGCTCTCGAAAAGCAAAAATTACAGACTCAGTATGACGCTGAGGTGCAAGAGTTCAACCAAACAAAGGCTGTAAAGTCTGTTCAGACTATCGCGTCCGGTATCGCCTCAGCGGCGCAAGCGTTCGCGGCAACGGCGGCCTCTTTGCCTTTTGGTCTCGGTATTCCTATAGGTCTCGGCATCGCGGCTACAATCATGGGCGCGACGTATGCAAGCGTAAATCAAATCAATTCCCAGCAACCAGTTAAACCCGCTGCGCTCATCGCGGCGAAGGGTGGAACACTCACGGCAGGCGAAACGCATTACGGTCCGTCAGGTGGTATCGACGTAAAGGCAGAGCGCGGCGAAACAATCCTTTCGAGCGCATTAACCGACAAGTTAGAATCGACTTTGGAAAGCGGCAGCGGTTCACAGAATATCTATTTTCAAGACGGGGCTATCCGTGTAATGGAGTTAAGCCGCGAGATGGTTATGGAAATTGCACGGGCAGTAGGCGACGAGGTACGGCGCGAAGGGTTCGCGATTTAAGGGGACACAATGAGCTTTTCTTTAGTAGCAGGCGACTCTGTTTTACCTCTCACGATTGCAAACCTGATGCCGTCTTTTGAGCATCCGCCTTTGATGATTAAGCAAAAGGTTATAGAGCGTTACGGGCGGGACGGCGGGGCGATCACAGGCGACAGGCGGATTGCTTCGCGAAAGCTAAAACTTGAGATAGTAGTCGGCGGCGCGAATGAGGCGGCGTATGCTGCGAATGCTCAGGCGCTCTATGCAATCGCCGCAAGCTCAAATCTTTATTTGTACGATGACACTTTGGGGTATCGGTTGGCCTTGTCGGTTGGGATGATTTCGCCTAAATCTGATGTATACCGCCGCGCTGAAAAGTGGGTTTTGGATTGTGTCGCGCCCGATGGAGCGTGGGAAACTATCGACGCTGAGATTTACGCCGATGAGTATGACGACGAATATGAGCCGGGTTTTCATTGGCAGAACGGCGAAACTATTTCACTTAACAATACTAACCCGCTCGACGCGTGGTTAGTTCTTGACCTTGAAAGTACAAACTTTATCTCAGAGTTTGCAATCGTGAACGTAACCACGGGCGCGGTGATTCGCGTTGGGGAGTCAGAGTTTACAAACGGCGTAAGAATGGTTTTAGACTCTCGCGATGGTTCGGCGTATCTGTATATTCCCGGCGATGACGCGGTGGACGTTAAGCAAAAGATTGCGGACAATACAGGATTTATCGCCCTTGCGCCCGGTGTCAACGTGCTTCGCTATGAGTCAGTTTTCGGCCCGGTTATCGCGAACATATCTTACCGACTGAGGCGGCCTTTCTGAGCTTCGATTCTGCATTAGTTGGCGAGGCGATTCTTGGCGGGTTTCACGTCGGCAGCGCGCCCGCGCTCGAAGGCAGCGAGCCTGTCCCACAGCCGGGATACGTCGGCAAGCGCCGCGCACAGTTGGGGTGGGGCTATGACTATCGGGTATACAATCGCGGGTATGTGTTTACTGTTCCAACGCAGCCGAGTCAATCGGGCGTTGGTTCGTTGACTGTCTCTACTCTGTCCGGTGCGATTCTCGGCACGCTCAGAACTGACATTCAGTATTCTCCTATCAATGGTGTGAAGTTCACGCGAGACCGCAACGGGTGCGCCGATGCACAGTTGACTCTGGCAAGCCCGCCGGGGTTTGAGATTCTGCCATTTGCCATTGTCCGCTATGCCATCGACAACGTTAGGGCTTACGAGGGCGTGGTGACTGCCCCGCCTGAGCTGCCCACCACCGAAGACCTCGCACTCATCTATAAGATTTTCGGGCATCGTCGGTGGCTGGAGCAATTGCAGCCGGTAGACGGCAACGGAGTTTTTGAGGCGGGAACAGATGTCACAGAAATCGTGCGCTCGCTTGCGCAAAACTCTTTAGTAGGCCGCAGCCCTATCGGATATGACGCGTCAAAAATCGACGCTCTCAGCGGTACTGTTATCGCAAGTGACATCGACGTCACGAATAAATCGCTACGGTCAATCCTGAATTTTCTTTCAGGCTTGGCGCAAACTCCGCAGTATTATTACGTCTGGAAAATCGACGAAGACGGCGACTTTGTATGGGTGAGGTACTACCGCGATGAACCCGTGCGCACGTTTTTTGTGGGTTATGACCTTTTCGACTTTAAGCCGTCAAAGAACTTTGACACGATAAAAAACGTCATCTCAATTCACCGAGACGCTGAGCCGGATTCGGGCGACTCAGGGTTCGGGGTCGTCGGGATATTTAATGACGTTACCAGCGTGAAGAAGTATGGCCGCCTTGAGCTTGTCCAGAAGGTGCCAGGATACGTGGCCGATGCTGACGGTGTAGACTACGGCGAGGCATTATTAAATGACCTCTCTGAGCCTAAATACGCCGCGTCAGGGAAAACGCTTTTACGGACGTCTGATGATCTTTTACCAGAGGGTGCTCCGGTTCGTGTCATTATGCCATTCGGTATTTTTCGCGACAATATCACAGAGTTGGATTCTCAGAATGTTTTTGAAGAATACGACGAGTACGAAAACGCCTTTGAGATAATCGGGGCAGGGGATTTGACGGTATCGCATGACCCTGACATTTTCGTTTACGCCGATGGTTCGGTGCGTCTCGACTTTGAGAGCGCCGCAGGGCAGATTGCTCTTTTAGAGGTTGAGCATAAGACCCCTCTGCGTAAGATATTCTTTTACGCACGGGCTACCCGTAAAGGAGCCATAGTTCGGGTCGGTGTCGGTAAAGACTCATGGAATGAGCGTAGCGCGTTAGTGTCGTTGAGTGTTGTAGGTGAGTTCTACCCGTTTGAAATTAACTTTGCAGATGACCCGCTTTTGTCAGGTATCCGCTACTTTGGGATTGAAATTTTAGGCGACGAGACCACACCTCAGAGCGTGTGGATTGATAAACTTGACGGCGAGTTCGTCGGTAATAAGACGTACAAGCTCATACTTGAACAGGCGGTTTACGATCTAAATTCGACAACCGGCGAAGTCGCCTTGAAATTCGGACAGCCCGCCGCGTCGATTGTGGATTACGTCGCCGCGCTGCAAACGCTTGTAAATGATATGCAACGGAGCGGCGAGCAGACATGAGCGCAGCAAGTAAGGAAGGTTCAAAATGCCCGGCGAGTTAAACAGCCCTTATCGTAGAGACCCGTTCACGGGTGATTTTTACCCGCGATGGAACGAGGCTGACGAGGTGCATCAGGCTACATTGCAAGAATCGACAGGCCGTGTCGGGTTTTTCCTGAACGAAGCGCCGCAATTACGCATCCCGTCAGACTTTATCTGTATGCTTTTGGCCGACGAGTACGACGAATACGGCACGGCGCTCAGGGAAAACGCCCGCTTAGACGCGCCCGATGTAGACGAATTTCGCGTCGATTATGACGCCGAAGATTATTTCGGCACGGGGTTTGTTGAGGTCAACGCCGATTTGGTCGGTTCGTGGTTTCTCGTCGGCTATTGGGGCCTCGGAACCCCGCCGCGTTGGGAAACGTATCTCAACGCACAGGTGAACGTGAGCCAAGATTCAGCCATTGAAGGTGATTTGATCGTGGGTCGAAAATTGGCCGTGGTCGATGAGTACGACGCCGAAATGTTCAGCGCAGAGGGCGCGGTGATTTCTGCACATGGTAATCGGGTGCGGGATGTAGCGGACGCGGTGGAATCTGGGGATTTGGTGAGCAAAGGTCAGTACGACACCATTGTTACGGATACATTGGCGGAGCTGTATTTGCAGGTGAATTATTTGTTTGGGTGGAGTTCAAAGCCATCAGTTTCGGACTATGGCTCTGAGCGTGTAGTCGGCTTTATTGTTTCAGACGTGCGCTATTTTGTGGCTGTCGGCCTTGATAGTGTCGGTAGTAATTCCGTTATGCGGTCAACAGATGACGGCGAAACATGGTCAGGTATATCGGCAACAAATGATTACCGGTGGGCGGATGTCGCCTATGGTAATGGCGTATTAGTTGCGGTTAAAATAGGCGGTTCAAATCGTACTATGCGCAGTGCTAATAACGGCTCTACATGGTCAGATGTAACGCCACCGGATGATGCAGCAACTTGGATAAGTGTTGCTTACGGTAACGGGGTTTTTGTAGCCGTAGCGTTTAGCGGGACAAATCGCTGTATGCGGTCAACAGATGACGGAGCTTCTTGGTCAAACGTATCAGTAACTGCAAACGAATGGCGGGCGGTTACATTTGGTGGTGGGTATTTCGTGGCTGTTGCTTCGACTGGCACGAATCGGGTTATGCGTTCAACCGATGGAACAGTATGGGAAGATATTGTGGCGGCGGCTTCGGAAACATGGTTAACCGTTGCGCACCATAATGGAGTATTTGTTGCTGGTGCAACGAGTGGCGCTAATCGGATAATGTCTTCAACAGACAACGGCGAAACGTGGGAATCTGCGTCCTTACCTGATACATTAGATATAACACACATAGCTGGTGGGAACGGCGTATTTATCGTAGTCGGCACTGTAGGCTCTGGCGGGGTTGGTTTTTACCGCAGCCGGGACGGTGGGCAGAATTGGCAGCCGATTATGATATACCCGACGAAATCGTGGACAGGGATTGCAAACTTAGATAATACTTTCGTCGTCGTGGCGGGTACTAACCCCCAAATAGTTATGAGGAACCCCGGACTATGAGTGCCGACATGAGATTCGACCCTTTCCGGTTTGAATACAGGCCGGTAAACCTCACAGGTGAAACACGCCTTGTAGAGTATCACACGGCATTCAAACGGGTTGGGTTCTTTCTCAAAGAGACGCCGCAACGGCTACAGACGCAGCGCATAAGCATTGTTTGCGGTGGTGATGAGTTAGCAGAGGTTGGCCGCACGGTAGAGCCGCCGGTTGATAATTTCAGGGTAGACTACGGCAACCTAAACGCCGCCGCGTCAACTGGCTTTGTAGAGGTTCACGCCTCGCGCATGGGGCAGGTCGCGACTGTCAATTATCGCGGGTTAGGTAAGAATCTCAACGCATCAGACCGCATAGACGGGCGGTGGACAATAAACCGTTCAATGCGAATCAATGCGAATTTTGATTCATCGGCTATGGCTGTTACTGATTCCGCAGAATTTCGCGGCACGATTTCAATGAATGACTTACGATTCAGAGACGGGGCCGAAGCAATCGACGACACCGACGCGCTTACACTCGGCCAAATCGAAACTATGTCCACCGATGCAATCGACGAACTGAGAGACAGGGTAAACGCACTTTATGCATAACAGACTTGACGAAGCGTGTAAATATGGTTCAGAGGCTCAATGCTGATTGATAAGAGAGTTGACCCGCGCACCCCTGACACGGTAGAATGGGGAGACCTCACGACCGAAACTAAGGTTTGTACGGAGTTCGCGAACCTCGCGGGCCGGTACGGTATCCGCACTACTCAGTTTTTCAACCCCGTCGAAATTGACGTATATGTCGGTCTATCTGAAACAGAGCTTACCCGCATTACATCCGGCGACCCGTCACCCACAGAGTTTTACGCAGACGGGGGCAGCGGCTATGTATTGGTCAACGCCGTCCACGTAGGCGAAGACATCCGCGCCGACTACTACCCCGGCGGCACCATTCTTACTGCTGAGGTTTTGGATTCTGCCGATTTCAAAGGCCCACAGGGTGACACAGGCGCGACCGGCGCGCAAGGCCCGCAGGGCGACCCCGGCGACATCACGACTAACCTTTTAACCGGATTCGTGGCCGGGCCAAACTCCGCAATACTCGCAACAGATACAGTTTTAGAGGCTTTAGAGAAAGCGCAAGGCCAGTTAGACGCCGCAGCCGGTGACGTTGCTACTCAGACTCACGCAGCGACAGAGAAAACGACGCTTGCGGATGACGACGAAATCCCCATCGCAGACAGCGCGGCGTCATGGATTTTGAAGCGGGTAAAGTTTTCATCGATTAAAACTGCACTCCAAACGGCTTTTGCCAATCTTTTTGTAAAGCCCGGTACTTATATTCAGTTCGCTGGTTCATCTGCGCCCGGTGGATATTTAGCCTGCAACGGCGCGGCAGTCTCCCGCTCAACATACGCCGATTTATTCGCGGTAATCTCAACCACCTACGGCGCAGGCGACGGCTCGACGACGTTCAACCTGCCAGACGCTCGCGGCCTTGTAATGGTAGGCGCGGGGGCTCACGGCACATTAACGCGAGCGAACGGCACGGCGTATAATGGTGGTACGCTTGGTGCGACGCGAAATGACCAGATGCAGGGGCACAGGCACTATCAAGGTTTTGGCTCGTCAGGTGGCGACGGGGCGCGATTCGGCAGAAAGACTGGTCTTGCCGGAATTACTACTTATTATGATTACGACGCTGGTGTGGGGTCTGGCACAATGGATGCCGCAGCCTATACGTCGTTGCCAGACGATGACGGCACGAACGGCACACCGCGCACAGGCGACGAGACGCGCCCGGCAGAGATTGCGGTGCTCGTGTGCATAAAATTTTAAGGCGGTAACGCATGGACGAACTACTGAAAAACTACTGGCCGCAAACAGGGGGCGCAAATGCCCGCCGCTGAATCAATCCTAAAAAAATACTGGACGTACCTTTTAGCCGCGACCACCGTCTGTGTGTGGTTAATCCGCCTTGAAGGCAAGGTTGACTATATCGAAAAAATACAGGACACCGAGGGTAAACGCATGGCCACCGCGATTGAAAAAATGGCCGCAACGCAAGACCGGATGTCAGAGCAGATTAGCGAAATGCGTTCTGCCTTGTCCGGTGTGGTAGGATACGAAAAAGGCGCGCACGACGCGAGAAGCAAAAGGGGTTCACGATGATTAAAGCAGCAATCAGCAAAGCGGCGGGGCTATTCAATAGCGCGCTGCCATTGCCCGTCAGAATAAAGCAATACTATACACAGCACGGCATGGCATGGTGCGAGGCTAACATCATCGGCGTAAGACTCGCGAAAGACTTTTACACGAATAGATATTTAGACCTTTTGTGCCTCGTAACAGATGCAGAATGCATTGTCCTAAAAGCAACCACCGTGCCGGGGCCATACTGGACAGCAGAGAATCAAAAGAAATTCGGCGTCTACCCTGCCGTTTTGTGTCTCGGCTATTATCCAAAGTCGCACGGCTTCACAAACCATAAAGGGCATTCAAAGCAAATGGCATTAGGGCAGCGCGTGAAACTACCATGTTTCAAAGACCACAGCCGCGATTCTGTCATGCAGCCTATCGAAGGGCCATATTTTGAGCCGGCCACGGCGGGTATGAACATTCATACGCAATTTGAAGGCGACACAGACGATAAAGTGAACTTTGCGTCTGCCGGTTGTCAGGTTGCACAGAACCGCGCGGCGTTTCTCGGTGAGTTTATGAAGCGTCTGCATGAGACGCGCGAAGCAAAGAAAGGCGCAGCTGCGAGATTTGATTATTTTCTTACGGACGAAAGTTTTGAGTTTTCAGGTGAGCTGAAAAAGCTCGCAAGGTAGGGTACGATGCCGACACAAAAAAGCAAACTTGAGAGACTGACAGGCAGCGGCGCGCGGGATTTCGTGCGATGGTTCGGCGTTGCGGTCGGTCTGTACCTCGCATTTCACTTTCGCTCAGCGGTGGCCGGTTGCGAAACTCAGCTACCGTGGGGGCTGAAAACAAACCCTGAACAGCTAATCAGCGCGCTATTTGCTGCGGTGGTCGGGTTCGGTGCTGCATCTATTATGCGTGTTATTGAATTGAAATTCAAAAAATGAAACGACACGGGCGCAACCTTGTTTACCTAATCGGCTTTCTTCTCGTCTGTCTCGCTTGCGATCAGGAGCTAATCAAGTGCGCGCGGTTCTAATCTGCCTGTTTCTCGTAGCCTGTGCAACGTCTCAAGGCGGCGGGCAGGCCAAGGCCGAGACAATCGCGCTACGTATCGAGGCGGCTGAAAAGGTTTTGATTGACCCAACTGCGACACCCGAACAAAAAGCCAAAGCCCATGCCGATCTGTCACACGCAGCCAGAGACGCCCGCGAATTGGGCAAACAGGCCGACACAAACCACGAAGCCGCAACCGACGCACAGGCCGACGTTGAGAGCCTGAAAAAATGGCGATTCTATGCGTTAGGCGGGTTAGCCCTTGCCGGCGCGTTCGCCTGGTTTAAGCTGAAATCATAACAGTTTTTTCATACCTCTCCCCACTCGCCCCGCCGCGCCTCTCAACGATGCTCAAATTTGGCGGGGCTTTTTTATGTTAAGTTTCCCTCATTTCTTAAACATGACGCCCGTCTTATGTTAAGAATCTGCCGTTTTCTATACATGATAAGGAAACTACACATTTAAGGCCATTTTGCCGATATCGGCTAAAAGGTTTCGCTTTTTTTTGTTGACGCTGCAAACGCTTTGTGTTACATTGTCTGCATGAGAACACTAACAGAAGCACGAAACTACTTGAAGCGGGCATTGTCAGAAGAATCAGCCCCGTTATACATGGAGTTTTTGCATAAAAAAGAATGGCAAAACGTAACCGGAGACGCATTCCGCATGTGCAATGAGCTGCATCATATGGGTTTTATGCAGAAGCAAAGCATTCCTGTGTATTCAAAGTCAGTGGCGTTTGCGGGGCATCACCATGAATTCAGATCTATATTTCAGGATTCAAACCCATTCGTAGTAAATAAATAAGGGGAAACATGAAAGACAAAAAAACAGAATCACTCAGCGTACGAGTCACAGAAAACGTCTACCGCGAGACTAGCAAACTCGCGATGGACACTGAAAGGTCTATGGGCTACCACGTACAGAAAGCCCTCGAAGCGTATATCAGGGGGCAAAAATGAAACGCGTCTACGTCGGGTATATCGACAAAGAAAACATCCCAAAATGGGACAGCGAGTTGACAGAGAGACAGAAAAAGAATTGGGGCGGGTGGGTCACAATTTGGCTATGCCTGACTAAAAAACGGTCGGGACTGAATGAATCTAAAGTGCGTATCACAATCGAGACGATAAAGGACGGCAAAAAGTGAGCAGTATCACCAAAGAAATCGACGTAGACGGCGAATGGTACGAGGTAGAAATCAGTTACCAAATTGTCGGTAAATACTACCCCGCAACGCTGACCGACCCCGCCGAATACCCAGAAGCAGAATGGACGCTTGAAAAAGCCACCGACGCAGAGGGTAACGAAGTCACAGACAAAGAGATATTGTCAGACATCGAAAAAGAGCTTTGGCGCTCAAATATAGAATCGGACATTCTCGAAAGCGAGGCCGATGCAGCACAGCAAGCGCGCGCCGACCGCGAATGGGACGAGGACAGATGACAATGCAAAATCCAATCAAACTAACGCAGACCATCAGAAAGGATGGCCGGTTCTACGTGCGCGGTTACGTTCTAAACGAGGCACGGCGACGCGAGTTCATGCTGTCTGAAATAACAGCCGAAAAGGCGTTTGATACTCTGCGAAGATTGCAGCATGACATCGATCAGGGAAGGGCGGGTGCGCTGTGAAAGTTTGCGGGCCATTCCATGCGCCGAAATGCTGTGTATACTTCTTACATAAGTCCGGTATTATTGTGTACGTTGGCCAAAGTAAGTCGGGGCTGTCTCGTATTCAACACCACCGTGATCGGAAGGGTTATGAAAAAGATTTTGATAGTTTTTCATACATTGAATGCAGTATTGATAATCTTGATGAAATAGAATTTCATTATATTAACATGTTGCGCCCAAAATACAACGCGCGCGTCGGCAGGTTTGATAGCAAGCGATCATATTACCCGACAGCGGATGAGGTGCTCAATAATAGGCCGAGACTTAAATTGCCAATTATACATAAGGCGGCCACGCTATGAACGCCGGCCAAGCAATCCGCAAAGCCTTTGACCCTAAGACGCAATTCAAGCGAAACCCGGTAATTGACAGCCGGTACTCGTCAGAAGACGCCGTAACCGTAGAGATCGAAGTCAAGCACAGAAAAACCGGCGTCTATAATTGTTACGTCGAATGCGAGTTCAAAGATGATATTCTCGAAGCGCGATTGGTACAGGCTGAATCTGTACAGCGTCCGGGAGAATGGGCCACGCGTTCGGCGTATCTAAATTTACAAGCACAGATTGACAAGATTCATGACACTGTGTTACTGGCTATGCTACAAAAATAAATAAAAGGTGGAGAGAATGGAAAACACAATACAAGAATTTAACGAGGTTCAGGCTAAGGCCGATGCCGCATTGCAGGTTGCACTTGCCGCAGAGGTTACAGATGCAGATACCGCAGCGGCGGCAAAGTCTCAGGCAGTAGAGCTGAAAGACATTGAAAAGCTGATCGAAGACAAACGCAAAGAGCTTGTTAAGCCTTACAATGACAAGGTGAGCGAGATCAATGCGGCGGCAAAGGCTATCACCGCGCCAATAGGGCAGGGCAAAAAGGCTCTGGCTGACAAGCTTCTGGCATGGCAGAATGAAGAGCGCATGAAGGCCGAGATCGCGGCAGCAGAAGAAAAGGCACGACTCGAAGCCATGGCCGCAGAGATGGCCGAAAGCGAAGATGCGACGCTTGAAGAGGTTGAGGCAGTACAAGAGCGCGCACAGGCTTACGCTGAGCCAGTCAAGATGCTGAAACATGAAAAGCCGCTTGCCGTTCGCGAAGTCTGGAAACATGAGATAAAAGACTTTAAGGCGCTGGCAGAATACGCGGTAAAAACTGGGCAGCTCTGGCTATTGCTGCCAAACGAAAGCGAGATCGGGAAGCGTGTGCGCGCTGCGCAGGGGCCATTGCGAACCCTGCCCGGCTGTGAAATCTGGTCTGAACAGTCGGCGGTGATACGATGACCACCGAAGTTGTAAAAGCCTCAGATTGGCAGTCACAAATCGACCTCGTAAAGCGCATGTACGCCAAAGGCGCGACAGATGACGAGTTCAAACTTATGAGCCATATCGCTGTTAAGTATGAACTTGACCCATTGGTAAAACAGATTTGGCTTGTGAAGTATGGCACACAGCCGGCGTCAATCTTCACAGGACGTGATGGGTTTCTGTCGATTGCGCACCGTACAGGTCAATTCGCTGGCATGTCAACCGAGGTTGTAAAGGTCGATGAAAAGATCGAAGTTGTTAAAAGTCGTAAAGACTCCAAAGGCGATAAGATAACCAATGTGGTAAAGCGCGAATGGCAGTACAAGGCAGTATGTACTGTGCGTCGCAAAGACACGCCGCACCCGTTCATTGTTGAGGTGTACGAAGAAGAATACACCACAGCCGAAAACCTTTGGAAATCTAAGCCTCGCACAATGCTTGGCAAGGTGGCAGAGTCTCAGTGTCTGCGCAAAGCCTTTGATATTGCAGGTCTGTATTCGCCCGAAGAAATGCCAGAGCATGACGAGAGAGACGTCACGCCAAAAAGCGATATGGAAAAAGCACAGGCAGAGTTTGAGGCAAAAAAAGGCATAGGCCAAACGCAAGAAAAGCCACCTGAGCCACCGAAAGAACCGCCACCAAAGCCATTGACCGCAGATCAATCCGCACAACTTGCCCGCATCAAAAAGATGCCTGACGACGTGCAGCAGCATTTCAGAGCCCAAAAGCTGACGGTGCCGCGGATCATCAAAATCATGGACGACAATCAGATCGAAGGGTGCGACGACCCAGAAGCTCTGCGTGGTTGGGTGGCTGAAAATCCGATTGTTTCACGGCCTGCTATGGTTGAGCAAGGCGAAGAAGGTTTACCCGCATGACCGCTAAACAAAGACTCCGCGCCCGCCAGAAGCTGCAAAAAGCAGGCTTACCAGTTCCCCCTGAACTTGAAGTCAGGGGCAGAGGTTGGCAGCGCGGAAAGCCCCACGCGCCTAAGCCGATTGTGCTGCCTAAGTACAAAAAGAATATGGACAAGTCAGCAAAATTTAGGGCACGGCAAGCATTTCTGCGTCTCGGTCAACCTGTGCCAAAATGGTGCGCAGCGAAGTGGACAAAAGAGCCTGAATCGAAAATGATTCTGACCATGCAGGAATACGACAAAGCTGATGCGCCTGTTTGGGCGAAGTTCAAAGCCGTTGACGCGTCAGGCGATGCGTGGTTTTTCGAGACTGAACCGAAAATCAATAATGGTGCATGGAGTTCGTCAGGCCGGATTAGTTTTCTCGGCGAGGTGTCTTGTCGAAATTGGTTGAAGTCAAAGAGGGCGATATGACAACCTTCATGAGAATACTTCACGCGCTGCTGATTATCCTGTCCGCCTTTGTGTGGGTAGGTACGGTTGCGGGCTTCTTCATGCTGCGTGGCATTCTAAACGACAAGCAAGCAGACGGCGAGACGTTTATTGCTTCGTATTTCGTCGCGACATGGTTCGCGCTGATTTTCTATTCTGTGGGCCGCGAGTGGCTAGGGGGTAAACATGTTCGGTCTTGAATTACGTAGAAAAGGGAATATCGGCAACCTTGTGCGCGATGCGCAGTCATGCCTTTCAGCGCACGGGCTTTCAATACACCAGATAACGCCGGACATGCATAGGCTTGCGGTAGCGCATTCGCTACAGTCGATGTTCGCGAAGCCGTATTTTGACGTATGCACAATCAGGGATTGCGCAACGATGGTGAAACTTGTCGTTCCAAAAGAAACAGAGGACTTCCTGCGGGCTGCGCATTGTATCCACTGGGGGGAGATGGATCCCGAGTTTAGACAGGCTGTGACCGCTATGGTCATGGTTCTATTTAAGGACGTTTTGACCTATGAAAAGGATGTGCAAGTCGTCAAGGTTGAGCCGACATGATTGGCCGTGAGTGGCTGAGGGGGAAAGAATGAAAGCGAGCAGCGTTGAAACATTTCTAAGGCAGGTAAAGCAAGAATCGCGGCGCGCTGTTCGTAATTGGCCTTACCCTAACCCAAACCTCGCAGCGTTGACAGAAGAGGTCGGCGAGCTTGCACAGGCAATGTTGCAGCAAAAGTCATTTTCTGAGCGGTATGCAGAAGCGGTGCAAGTGGCGGCAATGGCTATGCGGTGCGCTCTGGAAGGCGACCCGCAATTTGACGGGATATACAAATGAAAGACCCGCACAAAGCCGCAAAAGATCAGGCAAAAGCCCGCTTCGATGGCTGCGTTTTCACAGGACAAAGGCCGGTTGACGGCGCGCATATCTTCGAGGTAAGCAACTACCCAAAGCTGGCCGATGACTTTGTGAACATCGTACCAATGCACACAAGCCACCACAGCACACTCGCGGCCTGTTTCGACAAGTACGCAAACGGGACCTATCGAGACATCGGCGAAAAGATTTACATGCTGCAAAACTGGACGCTGCCCGAAATCCGCCAAAAGGTCAAGCGGCAAATTGAGCTTTTGCGGTTGTCATGCGAATACCACCGCATTCCTTGGCCTGAGATCAAAGAGCCGAAAGACGCCGATGCGTTGCGGTATCAAGGCAGGTTGCAGTGATTCGCAGCGCAATAGGTGAAGGTGCGTGCATCCGATATGAAGACGGAAAGTACTCATGCCCGAAATGCGGAAGTAAATACGCAGATGGGTACGCCCGCGAAAAGGCTATTGCCAAAAACAAGCGGGGCTATGCATGGCGGCGGTGCACAAAATGCAAATCGCGATTTGGCATAGGCGTTTGCATGGTCGATGGGCTTAAGGGGTTTGACCTAAGCGAGGCGACATGACAGACTCAGAACGAAATCGCCTGAAACGGTCGATTCAAAAAAGCCGAGTTTTCGGTGCTCAGGATAACGACATTGTTTATGCAGATTATATTGATAATTATTCAGTGTCAATTACTACCGCAAGCGGTGAGCGGTTAGAAATGCCGCTAAGCGAGTTGAATAATGCGTGAACTTTTCTCAGTCAGCAACCACCGCCCGACGCACCCTGAGTCATTCAAGAAGCTATTGAATGCGTTCTTTGCAAATGCGAAAGACGGGCTTTATTGGTTTCAGCCACAGAGGGTGACAGACAAGCGCACACTGAGCCAAAACTCTTACCTGTGGGCATTGTGCGAGCACTTAGGAAAAGACGAGGCCATCGGGATGACGAAAGAGCTTGTCTTAAAAAACGCGATGCAAGACCTCAATATGGGGACGTGGCGAATTTGGGGAGACAGAAAAGAGTTTCAGCGCGACTCGTCAGCCGATAAAGACAAGATCAAATGCGGCCAAATCATTGACAGGCTGTTCGAGGTTGCACAGTTTTTGAACGAAGACCGCGAGCCAGAGCACCATATTATTTTGCCGGTGCCACCGCAGAAGGGGGGAGCATGACAAAAGATAAATGCTCAAAAAAATTGCCGGGCCTATTCATGAGTGATGGTTCGCGTAATTGCTATAAGACTGCAAAGGTAAAAATTGACGGCAAGTGCTATTGCCTACAACATGCGCGGATATATGTAAAGAAAGAAAAGCAAAATGGTCGTCAAGTAACTTCTAATATGGTTGATGTATTATGACCGGCCACAAATTCCGCCGCCCTGACAAAGACTGCATATCTCACTCAGAACTATTACGCCGGTTCGACTACGTAGGCAAAGACGGCCTGAGACGTAGAGACTCATCGCGAGGTAAGACAGGCAACGTCAATTCTACCGGATACGTCAGAGTACAAATCGACGGCAAGAGCTACCTCATGCACCGGCTTGTCGTGTTCTACCATGAAAAAAAATGGCCGATTGAAGTGAACCACAAAAAGCGGAATAAGCAAAACAACGCGATAGAGAATTTAGAAAGCTGCGACCGCAAGACAAACCAGACACACGCGCTCGGCATCCGCTGCGCAGCATATCGCGGTAAGAAAAAGGTTGCCGAGTTTGATTCGATTGCTATCGCGGCAGCATGGGCGACGGTAGAGCGAAAAGTGATAGAGCGGGCAATCGTGAGCGGGGCGGTAAAGGCGGGGCATCGGTGGAAACGCGCATGATCGGCCTATTCGTCAAAGGCGCATCAAAACCATTTCGCACGTTTGCAAGCCAAGCCGAGGCCGTACACCTGACCGGATACACCTCGTCGCATATTTCCCGCTGCCTGACGCCGGGGTCAAAGTATTCGATTAACGGTGTCTACTGGCGGTATATAACCCCATGAGACCCCATTCACAGCCCCACAGCGGCGATGAAACGGGCCGGGCTATGTCTAACGTCGCCAAACTACACAAGGCACTCGAAGCGGCTGAAAACATGACAGATAAAGAATACTGCGAATTATATGAACAAGCAAAAGACCTGCCTGAGATTATGAGTTTTGAAGAGTTTGATTATTTGGCTAAGCGTGAAAAATTGCTTAAAGTAATTCACAACGCGCCGAAACTATGAGAGCAAGGACGCACAAAACCCGCCACGGATGGCAAGAGGTTTTCACATGCTCAAAATCAAAATCCGCGTATACAATGCGCGAGATAAAGAATGTTCGCTCTGCGGGGCGACGCCTGACCACTTATGGAAATTCGGGCCGGTCTCTGTTGAGGTTCGCGCGCATCATTTTTGTGATGGCTGTATGAATTTACTTGACGACAGCACCGCGAAAGCTTAGCTGTCACTGTCATAGCGGGGTGGGTTCTCTTGCCCCGCGTGCCACCCTTGGCCGTAACAAGGTTAAAAAAACGGGGGATGGTACGATGAATGACTATGACAAGTTTATAGCGGGGAAAATACGCCCACTCGAAAAAGTCGGCTTTTCGGCTGACGTTAGCACAAAACTTTTTGACTTCCAGCAGTGGATTGTAAAGAACGCACTCGAAGCGGGCAGATATGCAATCTTTGCCGATTGCGGTTTAGGTAAAAGCGCCATGCAGATTGAGTGGGCATGGCATGTGCATAAGCACACAGGCAAGCCGGTCTTGATACTGTGCCCGCTTGCCGTCGCACCTCAGACGATCAAAGAGGCGGCGTCGATATTCGGGTATGAGATCAGCCGAGACTATCAGAGCCAAGGGTTAGTTATTGCAAACTATGAGCAATTAGAAAACCTGCATGACGACTGGGGGGGGGTGGTTCTTGACGAGTCATCAATCTTAAAGAACTTTCAAGGGAAGACGAAGCAAAGGCTTATTGAGAAGTTTGCGAAGGTAACATTCAAGCTATGTTGCACGGCGACACCTGACCCGAACGATGACACAGAGATCGGCAACCATGCTGAGTTTTTAGGCGTGATGACACGCCTTGCGATGCTGTCTCGGTTCTTTGTTCATGACGGCGGCGAGACTCAGAAATGGCGGCTGAAAGGTCATGCTGAATCGCAATTCATATCATGGCTAAAGCAATGGTCAATTGTCATCGACAATCCGGCGCGCTATGGGTTCACACAGAAAAGCTATTCTCTCCCAGAATTGCAAACAGAATGCGCATGGCTGACGACCGGGGCAAAAGACGGGATGCTGTTTTCGGACTCGCAATTCGACGCGACAAAGCTCCATGCCGAGTTACGTTTGACACAAGATGAGCGGGTAAATATAATCGCGGGCATGTGCTCTCACCTTGAAGGGCAAGTCATTGTATGGACTTTGCAAAATGACGAATCGGCAAAGCTTGCAAAGGCAATACCCGATGCTGTCGAGGTTACGGGCGCGATGCCTGCTGAGGTCAAAGAACAGAGGATCAATGACTTTGTGACAGGTAAGGCGCGAATCCTAATCACAAAGCCAAAGATAGCGCAGTATGGGTTGAACATGCAAAACTGCGCTATTCAGATCAATAGTGGGTTGAATTTTTCTTTTGAGGAGTATTACCAAAGGGTGCGCCGTTCTTACCGATTCGGTCAGACGCGTTCTGTCAGGATAATAAATGTAATCCCTGAAAGCATGCGCACGGTGTGGGATGTAATTCAGAGAAAAGAAGTCAGCTTCAAAAAGAAACAGGCCGAGACCATCGAGAAGGTCACGGGCGAATACAAGACAGAAAAGGGGAAATCTATGCAGATTAAGAAAGACAATTACCAGATACTAAACACAGATTGCGTTGTCGCAATGCGTGAGATGCCATCCGAGTCAGTCGGATTCAGCGTATTTTCTCCGCCGTTTGCAGACCTGTACACGTACAGCGACGATCCGAATGATATGTCAAACGTCGGCAGCTATTCGGAGTACATGGTTCAGTTTGAATACATGGTCAAAGAACTTTACCGCATACTTAAACCAGGTCGAAACGTGGCATTGCATTGCATGGATTTGCCAATCCAAAAAGGCAAAGAGGGGTTTATCGGGCTCAGGGATTATTCAGGCGAGATCATAAAGCTATTTGCGTCCGTCGGGTTTATCTATCATTCACGCGTGACGATCTGGAAAAACCCTGTGACAGAGATGCAACGGACAAAGGCTCTCGGTCTACTCCACAAGCAGACAAAGAAAGACAGCACGATGTCCCGTGTCGGCATTCCTGATTATGTTCTCGTATTCAGGAAAGACGGCGAACGATCAGACCCTGTGCATATGGATATCGACGTGGACACGTGGCAAAAGTACGCTTCGCCGGTATGGATGGACATCGACTATGGCGACACGCTGAACGGCAGAGCTGGCCGAGGTGAGAATGACGACAAGCATATCTGCCCGCTCCAATTACCGACGATTGAAAGATTGATAACTCTTTACACGAACAAAGGCGATACTGTATTTACGCCGTTCATGGGCATCGGGTCTGAAGTGTATCAGTCATTGAAAATGGGGCGTAAGGCCATCGGGGTAGAGCTTAAGCGGTCATATTTTGACGTCGCTGCGCGCAATGCCGAGAACGCAGCGAAAGAAAATTCACAGATGGATATGTTTTGAAAACGCCTTGACACTCTGCCCCCATACTCTATGAGAGCAGAGCCGAAAGGCAAACACCCTCGCAGGGGTGTTAACATAATCGATGCAGAAAGAACCCTTTAACCGGCGTTCGCTCTGCATTATGTGAGCATCGACACACAATGTAGACTGCGGCGAGCGTCGATTAAAGGGTTTTTTTGTGAGGTAAAGATGAGTAAGATGAAAAACAAAGCGGCGGCAATTTTTGCCAATCCTATCCCGTATTGCAAGGCGTTGCGAAATATAACCGGTAGCGTCACGGGAGCGATTCTTATGCAACAGCTGGAATACTGGTTCAGCCAAAAGCCGGATGGGTTTTACAAGTATTTAGAGCCATTGAAAAACCATGATAGTAAGCTTACAAAATACAAAGAGGGCGATTCATGGGTAGAGGAATTAGGATTCTCCAAAGACGAATTTCGCGCCGCATTTGATAAGATTGGGCATCGGTTTAAGTCGAAAAAGACATGAAATTAAACCCGTCTCAATCTGCGACATGCCTTTATTATTCATATTTTGACAAGATAAAGGGCGAGACATGGTATTTTCGCAACCATGAAATTGTCGATAAAAAGCTTGATTGGCTGATTTACGGAGATAGGGAAACCCAATTTACAGAGATTGACAAACCCAATCCGCATATATCGGGAAAGCCAATCCCGATTATAACAGAGACTACCTCAGAGACTACAACAGACAAGACGCCTAACGGCGAACAGGTGAACCTGTTGCTTAACATGATTTACAAAGAGATAAATTATAGTCTATTCAAAGATTACAAGTTGAGAAAGATTAGAGAGAAAGCAATTAAAAGCCATTCATTTGAGTATCTCGAAACATGCCTTGCCGGATATTTACAAGATAAATGGGTAAAGGATAAAAACGCATGGAACTTTTACAAATTCTTTTCTGAGCAGCTACAAATGGAAAAGTACAAGGCTCAGGGTAGGGACAGAATTGGCAACGCAGCACAGAGCCCCGCAGGTGGCTATAAATCGACTTTACCAGACTTCTCACACATTCATTACGATGAATCACCCATTGACGAGGAAGCATGGCAGACATTGACAAGCTCAAGAAAATAGACGCTCGCATTGCCGAGCTGATGGCTCTAAAAAATGCTGAGATAAACTCGGATTCTTTAGAGTCAGACCTTGCACTTGAAAGCAATGTTCAGAGCATCGCGCAGATGTATGAGCGGCGCAATTTTGCAGACTTGGCAAATGTCGCTTCGATGATCGTGCAGCAATGCCGCAAGAAATGGACAGCGCAGAAAACGAACGCTCAGGCTTTAGCTGAGCATGCTCGAATGCCTCAAGGCATAGCTGTTCCGAAATTGTGGAACGCGCCGGATGGTTCAATGTTTCGGGCAGGTGCGCCGATTGTTATATCGTCGGCGTCAGGTGTTGGCAAGTCTACCACCGCGCGAAATATCATCGTTCATAACATTCTGCAAAAAATCCCGACCGTGTACGTCACGAACGAAGACACAAAGGCCGAGGCGATAATGGGCCTTTACACGATTTACGTCAGGGTGTATCTCGGTCAGTCTTTTTCATTTGCGGAGACAGAGACATGGAATCATAACGCACTGAGAGGGAAAAACCCCGCTCGCAGCGATGTGGTAAACCTGCACAACTTCGCCCGCCAAATTGAAAAGTATGTGGACATAGTAGAGGCGGAGTATTGGTCGATGAGCCAGATTATTTACGGCATAGAAGAATCTGAAAACCGTCTCGGCGTTCAAGCTAAGTGTGCAATCCTTGACTATGTGCAGCGCATCGACCCTGAGCCGACGTCTCGTAATCGGGACATTAGATTGCAGATGATCGAAGGCTCTCGAATGTGGGCGAACTACGTGAAGTCGAAACAGAAAGTAGGCATACTAATTTCACAGCTAAATGACGACGGCAAGACCGCAGAGTCTCGTCAGTTTGAGAAAGACGCGGGGCAATGGATTGTCATAGAGCGAAAGTATGACGACACTACAGACACATTTAGCGATGAAGTCACAATCAGATTTAAGAAAGGCCGGCGCACAGGTACAGGCCGCGCTGTATGCTTTATTGACCCAAAGAGCGGCGCGTTTATACCATCACCAAATTGGAAACCTGCCCCGAATAGTCTTGACTTCGAGGGCCGGCAATGATTGAAATGAGCCATGCGCACAGAATGGACTTTGTGAATATCTGCCGTGCAAATCCTGGTAAGAACTCGCGAGAATGTTTCGAGCTATGGCGCGATTGGTTAGACGAAACCTACGGGCCTATATGTGTAGAGATTGACGGGCTAAAATATCCGCCTAGTACTTGGAAAAGCAAACCCTTCAAAGGCTCTGTGCTCTACAAAGGCGAGACAGCTACCGAACGCCGCGCAATCTTAGCAGGTGAAAATCTGCCAGACGACTTACAAGAAGACCCGACCGCGCAAAAACAGATTGACGCATGTTGCGAACGGATTGGAATTACGAAAACCGAATGGCGCGAACGCGTCGAAGCATACAAAAAAAGGGGAGAACATGAACGAGCAAAAACGAAAAGCGAATCTATCTAAATTGATTGCGTACCTTGAGCGGTTGCAGTCTGAGATTGAGGCAGGTAGGTTATGAGTTCAGACATAAACCGCGTCATTCTAATCGGCAGGTTAACACGCGAACCGGAAACGAAACAAACAAACAGCGGGCAGAGCTTTACAAAGTTCAGCCTCGCATCAAACCGTGCAATCTACAACCGAGACACGAAAGAAACGAAATACGAAGCGGGCTTTTTCGAATGCACTTGCTGGGACAAAGGCGGCGAGGCTATAGCTAAGTATGCAAAGAAAGGCGCACGCATCTGCGTCGAAGGCTCTTTGCGGTGGTCAAGTTGGGAAGGAACCGACGGTAAAAAAAACAGCAAGATCGAAATCAATGTCGAGTCGTTTCAGTTTCTCGACAGTAAACCGCAAGGAGAGCAAGCGAGCGAGCCACAGGGCGTCGGGACCTTCAGCGGCGACCCATTAGATGACATCTTTTGATTGACAGAATGTCACGATACACTACAAAAAACCAGAGCACAAAAACCCGCCGAGTCATGCCGGCGGGCGCTCCTTCTCTGCTGAGAGAAGAGAAATAATTCAGCAAGGAGCGAACAGTGAACGACATAGAAAAAATCCAACAAATAGCCGAGAAGGCTATCAAAGACATTCAAGAGGCCGCAGCTAACGCGGTTAAGGTCGAGAAAGAATACCGTGGGGGCGAGTGGGTGCCGGGAATCAATAGCGAGTATTATGCTCACAATTATGATGGCGACCTGATACGGCATTTGGCTGTACACCCACGTGTCACCGAA